GCGTGGGCTGCCGGGTTCGTACAGGTGAGCTGGCCGATGGTGACGAACGCGCCCTCGTTGGTGAGCGAGTCGACCGCGAAGGGGTTGTCGTCAACGTCGATACCAGTGCTGTAGAACTGGGTGGGCAGCAGCGTCTTGACGAACATGGTCTCCGAGTCGACCAGGTAGACGCGCGAGAGCGTGTCCTGGGTAACGTCGTCCGACTCGAAGATGGGAATCGTCTTGTACGACTGAGTGATGATTCCCACGTCGTCACCGGGGTTCGTCTGGACACCGTTCATGCCGACCTGCGTCCGAACAGGCTCGAGGCGCTCCTTGCCCCCGACCTCCTGCTCGAGAATCTTGTAGGTGTCGTGACCGGTGAGCCAGAAGTAACCGTCGTCCTGGACCGGGTTCTTGCCGGAGTTCGTCTTGACCTGCTCGATGGCGTCGTCCATCTGGTTGATGGTGAACGAGCGGTCAGTGTCGCCGTTCTCGAGAACGTTCGACTCGAACTCGTTGCTGGAGCGGTCGAACCCGTAGATGTCGTTGTCGTCGGGGCTCGACAGGAGGCTCGACTCGCTGCCATCGGAGATGACACGGTCGAGCGACTCCATGTTGTTGTTGACGGGGTCGTCGGTGTCGTTCAGGAGCTGAACGTTGATGTCTTTGGGGTGCTCGCCCATGCCCGTCTGGTGCTCCGTACCTTCGCCGTACCAGCGGCGGAGGAAGTCGAACGGGTCGTTGAGGTCGTCGTCGTCCGTCTGCGCCAGGAGCTGCTTCTCCTGCGACACGTTGAACGTGTGGACGATGGACGCGGGGTCCTGCTCGTACTCGTCGATGTCCGGGTGGATGGTGTCGGGCAGGGTGCCGCCTTCGCCGACGCCGCCTTCGCCGAGCGTGCGGTTGCTGTCCCGACCGGTGACGATACGCTCACCGGACTTGGTCCACGCGCGGTTCTCGAGGAGCGCGAACAGGTTGGCCTCGCTGTTGAGCAGCGAGAAGACCTCGGACCCGTAGACTACGTTCCGATACCCAGCGTCCGTGGTATCGAGAAGGTTGTCAGCCTTCGAGACTCCACCCGACTGCTTGCGCGTGTACTTCGGGTAGAAGTCGTAGTAGTAGTCTATCATGTCGTAGATGGTGTGAATCCGGCCGTCCGCCTTGCGGAGCTTGCCGGGATTCTCACCCTTCGGACCACGAGCCTGCGTCTTGTAGAGGCCCTGCTGTCGAGTCGCCTGCCCGCTGTCGCCGCCTCGCTCAAGCTGGCGCTTGGCGAGGTACTTGCGGGCCTGCGTACTCTTCATCAGCTTCTGATGCTTGCCGATTTGTGCCTTGGCGAGCTGCACGCCGTTGTCAGTGAGTTCTCCCATTTTCTGTTACCTCTCAGTTATCGTAGAGCTGCTGGGCAGCAGGACCGACGACGCCATCCGTGGCGGGGTCGTCCTCCTCTTCCCAGGACTTCTGCACCTCTTCCGTCGGGCCGGAAGGGGAATCGAGGACCATCTCGTCGCCGAAACGCTCCTCAATCATCTTTTCCACGTCGTCCTCGGTGAGCGACTCGTCGTCGTCCGAGTCAGACGCTTCGACCGGGTTACCGGGTTCGCCCTCTTCGGGCTCCTCGTCGAGATACTCGCGCACGGCCTCGTAGAGGTCCTCGGGTAGGGCCTCCTCGAGGTCGCTGTGGTCGTACCCCTTCATCTCCTCGTCGTCGTCCTCGTCCTCCTCGGGCGGGGACGGCGCTTCGTCCTCCTCTTCAGGAGGCTCCGGAGGTTCGTCGTCGCCCTTCTCCTCGTCGTCCTCCTCTTCCTCCGGGGGAGCGACTTCGTCGTCGACTTCGGGCTCATCCTCCTCTTCCTCGGGCGGGAAGTCGTCACCCTTCTCCTCGTCGGGTGCCTCGTCGTCTTCGGGGGCTTCCTCCTCCTCGTCCTCGAAGCCCTCCTTGACGACCTCCTCCGCCGTCTTACGTGCGATACTCCGAACCTCGTCCTTACCGAGCGTCTTCTCCTCGATAAAGGACTCCAGTTCGTCCTTGCTGACGATGTCCGACTTCGAGGCGAGGTCGTCGTCAGGAAGGGCCTCGTCAACGACGTTCTTGAACTCCTCTCGAACGTCGTCGAGCGAGACCGTTTCCGACTGAGTTTCCTCGTCCTCGTCGGACGGGTTGTCGTCTTCGGTCATGTTTTTGACTATCTGAATCTGTCCGTTCGCGTGGATGCCTGCGGGCCCTCGGGTGCCTTTACTCACGCCCGCCTGGACGCTTTCGTCGTTGTCACCTTCATCGGTGCCACGAGCATCGCCATCCGCTTTGGAGACGACGCCGAACTTCGCCTTCTGATTCATCCCCTCTTCGCAGAGAGTCACAGCGCTCAGGTCGAGCTCTTTAATGTCGTTGACGACATCTCCTTCCTCGTATTTCGTCGTAGCAACGAGCGACTCGCCGCTGATACTGTACGAGTCTATGTCGCCGTTCTCGATGTCCGTCTGAACCTGACGGGATTGCCGCGTGTCGTCCCAGACCTTGCCTGCGACGAACAGCGACGTTTCCATGTCGTCCAGTTCGAGAACATCCGTGGGGAACTCGCTCCGCGTGTAGGTTTTACCGTCAACCTCGACAGTGATTTCTTCGTCCGTCTCGAACGACTCGAGAATCTCACCGACGAGTTGGTCACTGTGTTCCAGCGAAAGACGCTGGCGACGCAGAAGCTGAGGTAGCGCGTTCTCGAGGGCTTCACCGCGGATACGGTCACCCTCTTTGTCCACGACCTCGACAGAAGCAGGACCCCAGATAACCATGTCGCCGTTGTCGGCTTTGAAGAGGGGCATAATGCCCGTCGTCGACTTCATCTTGAACTTGACTGTGGGCAGGTCGTCGCTCGACTTGTCCACGGTTACGTTGTCCTCAGAATCGACCTCTTCATCCTCCTCGTCAACGTCGTCGAGCGCGCGATTGAACTCCTTGATGAGTGAATCGACGTCCGACTTGTACGTGTCGAGGAGATGCTCTCGCCCCTCTTTCGTTTTCTCTGCGGGGTGAAGGCCACCCCACTGTCCAGAAAGGGTACGATAAGCGACTGCCTTCACGGCCTGATTATCCGCGTTCTCTGCAAGCTTGGACACAACGACGACCGAGGCCGCCTCGTCGTCCGTTAGTGTGTCGTCGCCATCCAGCTTCTGTACTTCGGAAACGAACCCTGCGTTCGCTACCTCTGTGTTCCCCTCGTCCTTCTGCGACCAAGCAGCGGCGTATGCGCGTGGGTCTGCCTCATCGTCGAGTACAGAATCCACGTTTTCGTCTGCTTCCTGCGACATCTATTTATTGAGCAGCGAGGGGTTGTTTCGCCCGAGCGACTTCTGCAACTCATGCCCGCACTCAGGACACTCCTGAGGAACTGCTTTCGAGGAGGGGCGACCCTTCAGGTTCTTCTGGGTCGTCTTCGTAATCTCGTGGTCGCAGTTTGGGCAGGTTGTCATGGATGCTCGGTGGTCTGGCGACCTCTTCATAGCATCATTCCGGGTAGTACGGTTTAACTAAAGTGCATAAGCAAACCTGCGTCACCCACCACCTGTTATTAATATAGTTTATAAGTAAGCCAAGAACACTCGTCGCTATAGCTCAATCAGGTTAAACAGTATTCTACCACGGAAAGACCGGGTCTACCCCCATTATGCACGACTCATCTCTGTAGCGACAAGACGAAAAACCTTTCTATCTACGCTACAAGACATATGTATGGCTCGAACCCATGACCGCTGCTTCTTAGCGGGATACATAGCAGGAGAAGGTTGTTTCGCCGTTCAACTACAGTACGACGAGGATAGAATACGGCACAACGTCGGTCTCACACCATACTTCAGTATGAACGTGCATGACGACGATGCCGGCGTTCTCAAACGATTCTGCGAAGAATACGAGATAGGGAGAATTGAGGAGAATCACTCACCCAATCAAACACAGTGGGAGGTCGTTAGCCGGGACGATTTAGTCGAACTGAGTGACCTGATAATGATGGTCAACTCCGAAACTGATTTCTTACGAGACACAGACAAGTTCTCGACCTTCCTCAATTGGAACGAACTGCGTAAAGACATCTACTTCTACAACGACAAACACCAATCTCGGAAATCCCAGGATACGCTCGAAAGCCTCATCCGACGAGCGAAGTCACTCAATACGAAAGGGTATCAGGGCAAAACCGCAGAAGAGTGGGTTGAAAGAATCGAGTAACTATCTCTGGCCTCGAGGGTGTTCGTGGTCGTAGTAGTAGTAACC